AGGCAAAAATAGTATTTTTTATTTCCAATAGTTACGTGCCTAAATTTTGCCTTTTTTCGCTTTCTCATTAATGCTTTCTATGCTTACTGCTTTCCAAGAGAAGTTTAATTTGTAATTTTAATCGTTGGTTCTCCAATGAGAGACTTATAATACGTTTTCGGCAATATTTAAAGATTCTTAATAAAGCTATCACGGGTGGTCTACCAACGGGGCATTTTCCTTAAATTTGTGTTTCCATTTCTTCTTACCATCAATCACAATTTCGTCATAATTAGCATAAGTATTACCTGTATATTTAATCTCTTTGCTAGACTTATTTTTAACAGTATTTAGTTTGTTATTTAGTATATTGTTATTTAGTACTTGTTGCGATAAGTGGTCTGTAAGTGGTTGTTGACTATCCACATACTGAAATTTATCGTAATTTACAATGCTTATTAGGGTTACTTTTCGGTTCTTGTGGTTGCTAGTGGGTTGTAAGTGGTTTGTCCTAGTGGTTATCATCTTCCTACGTACTAGACGTAGTATAAAGCTTCTCATTTCGCTATATGTCATCTTAAATCTCTTAGCTGTTACTCTTAAAGGCATTATCATTTCACCTCTACGTACAAATATTGGAGTATCCATAAATCTAAGAGTCTTATCCTGATGAGATGCTGAACTTATCATATAAATCCATAATGAAGCTTGTAATATATTAGCAAATACGGGGTGACGAAATATATCTCGATAAACTACAAAATATCCGCTTCTTCTCGACATCTCTCTATCTCCCTGTTAACTTTTTCTAATATTTCTAACTCAGTTCCATAACGCTTTTCAAACTCTTTTTTTCCTAAATGAACCGATATTTTATTTGTGCGGTGGTGACCACTACAAAGAGGGATAGTATCAAAATGTGAGGGTCTTAGACCCATTCCTGACCCTCTTTTTAGGCTTCGTATATGGTGAACTTCACTTTGCATTTCGCGTCCATCAATGAAACAGGCATAACACGGCATATTACCGATTGTTGCAAGTCTTTCCCGTTCTAGCTTGTTTGGTTTCTTCGCCATATAACACACTCTTTCCCATATTTACTTTTAGTTGTTTTACCTGAGTCTTCTACCTTACCCTCTATTTGTAACTCTCTTATCCTAGCACATACAGAAGATAAAGGCATATTCATTTCCTCTGCAATTTGATGATTTGCTAAAGGATTGTCCAGCAATAAGTTATAAACTTGGTCTTTTTTTGTCAGCTTATCTTTTTTATCATAATAAGCTTTTTTGCTAGTTTCGCTGTTTCTTTGGTAAGCTTCGTATTCTAGTTTTAACTGCATCATTCTCTCCTTTTTTTAGGGTGGTGGATTGGCACTTTTTACGTTGTCTAAACCTTAGGGGAGATTTTCAACAAACCAACCCACCGAGAGAAAATGATTGTTTTCGATTCGAACTTAACATAACAAAAGAAAAATAACTAACCATTTCTCACCCTGATTCGATTTATACTGATTTGTTTTTATATTGCAAGAATTAAAATATAGGTTGTTAATTTTTATAGAAAATGGCTATTTTATTGGGTTTTTTAGGGCTTTACAATACAACTATAATTTCGTACAAATTTCGTATGAAAAAAAACTTAGGAGAGAAAATGAAAATAATAAATAGACCTAATATGTCTGTAAAAGATATGATTGAAACTAGTATGAATTATGAAGTTAATAAAAAAACTCATAATAAACAAAAGCTAGCTAAAAGCTGTTATGAATTTATTAATCAATATATTAATAATGAAATTAATGGTAAAGCTAGGTTGCAACCAATAAACGGATATTTTTATAAGCATATGAAATACCAACAAAATATTCAGTTTAATAATAATACTAACTCAAAAGATATAAATAAATTTATTGATTGGATTAAAAAGTTCACTTTAAATAAAGTTAAAGTAGTTACTGAGTATAATAATTCTGAGGTAAATTTAAATATTTATTATAAATAGGAGAGAAAATATGAGAATACCTAAAGGTTCAACAGTATCAAAAGAGTTATCTAAAAAATTTGGTAAAATATTTAATACCAAAGAGACATTCTTTTTTGATATAGGTAGAGAAAATTCTAACGTGAATTTATATGGAAATCACGTTCAAGAATACCTGAATGAAAAACGTCAGGTTAATTTAAAGGAAAGAGCAAATGGACAACAAAAAAGTAGTTCAAGCTTCAAACCTAAAATCAATAGTAAAAGCGATCAAGATTCATCAAAAGGAGAAAAAAAAGATGGATAATGGACAGATTCACGTTTATATGAATCAGCTATTGAAACAAAGTTTAAGAAGCATGAAAGCTAGATAAATATAATAGGGAGATAATGATGAGAAAAATGATGATTGTTGTAGTGGCTTCTTTGACCTTATTGCAAGGTTGTGCCACAAATCTCGTAGTAGATACAAAAGGAAGATCAGGTACGTTTGATAAATCAAGAGCAGATGAATTAACAGATGATAGAATAATCTGTAAAAAGATTGTTGAGGAAAATGTAAATACATTGTTTGATAATGGTAAATGGTTGTTTGCTAAATATATGGAATACGGAACAATAGGTTTAGTAAAAGCACCTGAAAGAAAATCAACAACTATAAATAGGAACTGTCTGACTAAGCGTGGTCATGCGGTATTAAATTAGAGAGGAAATATGATAACAGATAGTCAAGTAAGAAACATAAGCGTAATCAAACAAAGATTACGTGCTTGTCTAGCAACTATGAATGGTGCTAGTCAAAATGAACAGGAAGTTAAATTCCAAGAATATATTGGAATTAGATTAAGACAAAGAAGAATAGAACTAGGATATACTCAAACTCGTATTGCAAATGCTTTAAATTGTACATTTCAGCAGATACAAAAATACGAGAAAGCAACTAACGGAATGTCTTTAGTAAAGTTTGTTAAGTTCTTAGAATATACTAATACAGATTGGTCATACTTTTACAGACCACTTAATAAGCTAGGAAAGAAAATATATTTAAATGGGGGGTCTAATGGCAAAACAATTTAAAGAAAATAAGTTTGGTAATAAAATAGAATACAATCCAAAAGCTAAAGGGTATAGATATTCTGTAGATGGCCAATTCAAATCAAGTGTAACAACCGATATTGGTAAAAGAATGGATAAAGGTTTTTTGCAAATTTGGTCAAAAAAAATGAGAGATGAATCTATAAAAGAAATAATGCTGATGGATAAAAAACCATTAGATCAAATAAATAAATTCATTCAAAGAGTTAAAGAAAGAGCAGAAAAGAAAGAGTCTTTTGGTAGAGATATAGGAAGTGAACTCCACGAATGGATTGACTTATATTTTAAAAGCAAATTAAAGAAAGATAAAGAACCTGTATTACCTGAATCTGAACCTTTAAGAACAATGGTAACAAAATGGAAAAGATTTTGGAAAGCACAAAAATTTAAGGTGGTTGCGAGTGAATTACCTTTATATAGTCCTAAATTTGATTGTTGCGGAACTAATGATGTTATTGTAACAAAAGATTCTTGGAAAGGTCAAAATGCAGTTCTAGATTGGAAAACAAGTAAAGACTTCAGCTTTGATCAACCAATTCAAGTTGAAATGTACAGAAGATTTATAGAAGAAAGTTACGATTTTAAAATACAGAAACTCGCTATCGTTAATATACCTAAAGAACCTGAAAAAGAGGTTTCTATGTTTGTTGTTAAAATAGATGAGTCATATTTTAAAGCTTTTAAGGCTATTAAATATCTTAATAAACTTGAAAGTAAATTTAAAGAAGACCTAAAAAAATGGAAAAAGGAGAATAAGAAAAATGTATAAAAAATATGGAAACAATGACTTTGAAACTCATAAGTTAGAAGTCACTTTATTACATAATCAAACTGCTAAAGCTGGTGGTTGGGATTATAAAAGTATGTCTAAAGTTCAGATGTACGACTCAACAACAAAAAGAAAGTATAGCCCTTATCAATTTCAACAATGGTTAGAATCACCTCATATAATGGCTATGATAAAAAAAGGTGCTAATTTAAAAATTGCTACATATGATTATGAAGATAATCCAACTAAATATGATGATGGCAATAGAAGAAAAATAGTCTTTTATTTTAGTGCATTAAAAAATCAACCTGTTAGACAAAATAATATAGATGGTATGAAACCAATATCTCAGACAATGCCACAATATTCACCTCAACAGATGACAGAAGCCCAACCATCAGCACCCGATAACGCTGTGCCTGTCACAATGGAAGACCATAAAGCAATGAGTGAACTTGATGATGAAATACCATTTTAGTCTATGAGTGATATTGAAGTTAAAGCATTAGTAAATTATAACAAAATGCTTAAAGAGCATTTACAAGATCAACAAAACACCATTGATAGATTACAGACTATGAATAAGAGTCATAAAACTATTAATGGTCAGTTGAGAGTTACTAATACTAGACTCAGAGAAGAAAACAATAAACTCAGAAATGAGATACAATCTTTGCGTCAAAAAATACAAGATGACCAAGACCTAATAAAAGACTTATACGAATACCCATAGGAGATAAAATGAAAAACGAATATATGAATTTAAATAGTGTAACAGCTTATAGACATTTAGAAGAAGCAATTAAAGCTTGGTCTTTTTGGCAAGAAAAAGTCATTATATTAGATGAGGGGAGAAAAGCTATGTTTAGTAAATGTGTATTAAAACATAAGATTGATAGTAAATCTGTTGTAGAAGCTGAACATAAAGCTAGAACTGATAAAGAATATACAGATATAGTCGAGCAATATGCAAAAGCTGAAAAAGAACTTATTTCTGCTAGATACCATTATAATAATTTAGATAGATATATAAGCTTTAAACAAACAGAAATAAAACGTGACGTTCAATTAACAAACAAGGAGTAGAAAATGACAAAGTTATATTTAGATACTAATGGTCATTATCAAAAGGTAAAAGAAGACAAGATCGAGTGGAAGTCTATAATTGCAAAGACTCTAGCTTATCTTGTTTTGTTTGCTGTGATAGTGTTCTATTTTTATTTGTTACTTAGTGACGTGTAATTTCAAGACCTGTTAAGTCTGTAGATTCGTCTATTTCAATGGTGCTTATGCTGTAAGTATTAACATAAGCATCAGGTCTTTCATCAACTTGGTTTAACATCTTTTGTACTTTTGGGAAGTGTGGAGATTGATCTATAAATATAAATGATGCTCTACCAATATTATTATTATCAGTTCCTATATCTATCTCTAAATTAGTAATTACAAAATCTATAACATTCTTCATACCTTACAATATAGGTATTCAATGCTTTATTAAATTACTTTTTTTTGATAGCTGAAACTCCACGAATACCAAGTATTGTACTAAAAGCACCAATAACTAAACCTTGATACCAAAAAGGAAGATTCTCAAATTTCATAAAAAAATAATCAACACGTTCTTGTAAAGCTTGGTCGCCAAAGAAAACTGAATAAGCTAAAATTAATAACGGCAAACTCAATAAAATTAAACAAAATTCATCTTTAAAATCTGACTCTTGTCTTTTATGAACTATTTTTTGTAGTTCTACTTCTCCAGCTACAGCACGTTCTAAATGTTTAACTTCTGCTTCGCTTTCTAAAAGCTTTGCTCGTTTTTTATTTCTATATATTTCTGCACCTGTTTTTAGTGCTAATTTACCTAGTGTGAACCACATTTTAACTCCATAGCTAGTTCTGCATAATGTTTGATCTTTTTGTATCTTTCCATATCAGATTCACCGTTTTTTCTACGAACTGCGTATTTTACTATATTACCATCTATAAAATCAAGCTTATGTGCTGTTATAAACTCGATAGCTTGTATCTTTGCGTTTTTGTAGTGTGACCCTTGCTCTTGTCTATCTAAGGCACTCTCCGTTGAGATATGACGCTTACAGCACGTCTTTTTCATACTATCTTACCTATCCATTTACCTTTATTGTCTAAAACCATTGGTAGAAGTTTAGGGATACCATTTATAATAATACCGCAACCCAAAATGAACCTTGTTTTAAAATTTTTAGCATATGCAAAAGCCATTGATTTTTGATTGATTAAACAACCTACATTCATAGCAAAAAATAGGTTATCAGGATTAGCCCACCAGCTTACTAAAAACTTAGTGTGATAGTGTCCTTGTACTGCTGACATTCCCATAGTTTGAGAAACTTTTAATATGTCTGCTGATCTTCCGTGAGTAAAAAAACATTTTTGACCATTTGACATTTTAAGAGTTAAATCATCTACCCATTTCCATTTCTTAGTTCCTAAGAAGTCTCCGTAATCTTTTAGAAATTCTTTACTCATACCAAACTTTAAAGCACGTCTATAAACTAAGCTAGAGTGGTTACTATCTACTTCTATTACTTTAGGAAAGATACCCTCTAATTCTTTTACATACTTTCTAGCTTCTTTGAGTTCGTGACCAGCAGAAAATAAATCAGGGTCGTGTGAGTGCATTGATATAGCGTGAAAGTCTAACAAGTCTCCAATGTTAACTATGAAGTCGGGTTTGTATTCTTTTTTTATTTCTTTTAAAAATCTAATAGCATCTTGATGGTGATATGGAATATGCATATCAGAAATGACTAAAATTCTTTTATGATTCATACAAGTTTTACTTGTACAGTTATTTTGAGATAATGTAAAGGAACTGAGAGACTACGGCTACGCCAACTGCACAAATTAGATATAAAATTCTATCTATATCTCTTTGCATATGTTTAAGATGATTTGTTTCAATCGTATGAATTTTTTGATGGATAAGTTTTATCTTACCCTCAATCTCTATAAACTTTTCGTTAGTTGTTGTTGCCTTTTTCATGCCACATTATACTAAGATTGATCTACTTTTTCTAGTATTAATTCAAAGCCACCACTTATAATTGATACTCCAAATGGTATATTAAAAACATTACTTATCATCTTTTTTTCCTTTTTCTTCTAAGGTCTGTATCATGTTTTCTACTTCCACGCAAAAAAGAATTAACTCTAGCCATACTCCATTGTGCCATTCCTATTCTTGGTCTTGAACCTGAAGATAGAAAAGCACCTTGTCCTCTACGATATACTTTTTTAAGCATACCAAGAGTTATGTTTTTTCTATTCTTTGCTTTTGCTCTTAGTGTAGAGATAACTTGTTTAGATAATGGTTTTCTTCTTACGGCCATTACTTAACTCTTGCTTTAAACATTGATGTAGGAATTACTGCACCTGATTTATATAGACGTGACATAGATTGTAAAAGCTTTGCTCTTGAACCTCGTTTTTTACCTTTAAGACCTGATAGATACTTCTTAGGTATTTTAGTCTTTTTATCTTTTGGAACTTTTCTTCTTTTTGCCATGAGCAGAGTCTTTCATTAAACGACCATCAGGCATATAATGGTAGCCCTTAGGTGCTTTTTTTCTTTTTCTTTTTTTTGCCACTTCTTCTTTTCCTTTTCTTATAACGAAACTTATTTATCATTTCTGATAAAGTTCCTGTTGTAGTAAATCCTGACATTATCTTTTTTTCTTTTTACCTTTAGACTTTTTACCTTTTTTCATCTTAGGTTTTTTTCCATAGTGTCTCGGCATAATTATTCTCCTTTAGTTAGTTATTAAGGGCGATCTTCCTCTCGCAAGTCGCCCAAGTTATTATATACTTGTGTTTCTCATTAATCTAGCCAAACTCTCACATCTTTTTGTTGTTTGTTTGTGCCAATTACTGTCTATCATTTCTTCTGAAGCTTTTAAATAGTCTTTTTGCCTAATTGCTTCCCACATTTTTTTAAATTTTAGAACTCTTGGTTTTCCTAATTGAAAACACATTTCAACAATAATACCTTTTAAAGTATCGTTATGCTCTATTCCTGATAGTAAAGATTCTGCTGAGTTTAAAGCTATGTCGAAATCTTTATCAAAAATCTTTTCCAAGTGTTCTTTAGGATAAGCAACACCCTCAACAAAATTATCGGTGGGTAAAACAAGATGACCATAACCAATAGTAGCAAAACCCAAGCTATCGGAATAGACAGTATCCCTAAACCCCTCATGTTCTTTGATACGTTCTTTAACTGACTCCATAAATTACTCCTTATGTTTAATAAAATATGTAAAATATTTAACATTCATTACTAATTAAGTTTATGGTCTAAGAGTATATAGAATTATAAAAACAATCGCAATCATTCCTATAATTGTATTTATTGGCATAAAAAATTCCATTATTCAGATATTCCCATTATCCATAGAACTATAAACACATAACAAATTATTTCCATCACCTTGCAACTGCTGGAACTCCGTTGCTAGATACGATACTTTGATCGCTGAAAGCCATGTAGATAAAAGTGTCTCCTGATGCGTTTGCGTCTGCATCTGCTTTTCTTAACTTAAATCCTGAACTCAATATATCTAATTTATTAGTATTGCTTTCAGCGCTATTATTTGATGGTTCTAAGTCATCATTATCAGGATTAAAGCCATTTCTTTTATTATCAAATATCATCCAATCGTATGCGGTTGATGTATCTTTTAACATAATAAAAGCTGGAGAAAATCCGAGATGAACATAGCTTCCATCAGCATTTCCGTTTCCTGTGTAGGAACCAAACTTGCTAAATCCTTTTTTCTCTGCGAAGCAGTAAGCTACACTTGTTGCACCACTTCCATTGATTGTAGCATCTGTTCCAATAGAAAAAACAGTAGAAGTTGGGTCTGTGCTATTCCA